TTTGTATTCTTAATGAATAGTTCTGATAGTCAAGTTTTATGTTTTTACTAGCAGTTTGTACAATTCCCTCTGCATCAAATACGGTTACATCAATGTCTTCTAGTAGTTTTAATTCCTCGTATAAATGTGTTACATATTCTGTAGCTACTTCTATATTTTTTGCTGAAATTAAATTTACTAAATTGCTCTTAAAATTATATATTGCTAAGTTCAAACTATCTTTGTAAATTCCAACTGGTAATTTATCCAAGCTTTTTACAAATTCTTTTATCTCTTCTACCTTTATTTGATCTGGTAAAACTGGAATAGGATCTGCCTTTTCGTCATATTTTTCATTTAATTGTTTTATCTTATCTCTTATAAATCATATTATATTTTGCATCTGTTCTTCTTTAATTATATGCTAAATATTATCTTGAATGTAGAAATTTTTATGTCAAAATTATTATAACGTACGTTTTTGCGTACGTCAAGTATCTATACCATCAGATATAGACCAGCCATTATAATTGCGTAAAAAATAAGCACCTTAAGATTTTACTCTGTTGGTGCTTATAATAAAAACATAACTACTTTGGATGGGCGGTGTATCCATCATCTCAGGTACTCAAAAGAGTATGTCGGGAACCATTTCCGACCTCAAAATAATTATGTCTATCACTATTTTATTTCTCCAAATAGCAATATTCAACTACTTAATTCTAAATTTTTTTGTTTCTTCCTCTTTCAATGGTCTTCCTAGTTTTTTAACTTCTTCAATCATTTCACGCCACTCAAAACGCTTTCCATTTGAAGGCTCTGTTAATCTTCCATCTGTTATAAATCTTTCAATATCTGACAACTTATTATATTCATTTTTCATAGTTGCAAGCATAACATCACCTACTTTCCAAACAACAACAAATCCCAGCCCTAATTCCCATACGTCTGAACCTTATCATTAAGGTCATAAGGGGTAGTCTGGTATACGTAATAAGTTTTCCAAGTTAAATATATTATACATCTTAAACCCCCTTATTTTGTGGTTTTTTCAGTTTTAATGTGTGTAGTACTACACACTTACTACACAGCACTTTTCTTAAAATCAACAATGTTGTCCTTGTCTTTCACAATTCTTTCAATATCTACTGCCGCTCTTTCTTCTGTTACGTGTGTATATAAATCCATTGTCATTTTAAGAGTTGCATGACCTAAATATGATTGAACAACTTTTGCCTGCACACCTGCTTCAAAACATCTTGTAGCAAAAGTATGTCTTAAAGTATGTCCACTAAACACAGGAAATTCGTTATCAAAACTTCTTGCAAGATTTATTTGCTTAACAATAGCTTTAATTGAATCTGAATAAATCTGTGAATTGAGAGGCGTGTTATAACTTGTCACAAACAAATAATTGTTCTGCTCTTTAGGTCTTTTGCACTTTACAATATCCTTTAATTCGAACTGCTTTTCAAGATATTTAATACATTCGCTGTTAATAGGTACTTGTCTATAACTCTGTTTGGTTTTAGGCGGCTCAATGTGAAAAGTTTTGCACTTATCATCAAGGTATTTTTGATACACAAGTGTCTTATTAACATCAATATATCCCTCATCTAAGTGTATATCATTAGGTGTAAGTGCAAACAATTCCCCTGGCCGCAAGCCTGTATTAAGTGCTACATTGTACAAATTATCGTAAAATGTCCCTTTACTTGCTTCTAAAAACTCTATCTGTTGTTTTATTGTTAGTGTGAAAGCTTTAAGTTCTTTATCAGCCCTAAGCTTTACACCTTTTGCTGGATTTTTAATCATTAAGTCATCTTCTATTGCTCTACTGAACATATCATTAAGTATAACCTTAATCTTGTTCTGCCGTTCATATTTATAATTGTCATCAGCTATTTTATCAATTAGTGTTTGAATATCTGATTTAACAAAGGAATTTATGTTGCGATTTCCTAAAAAAGGTGATATATTTTTATTGTATATGTGAGTGTATTCCCTAAGGGTATTAGGGCGTACACTTTTCTTTTTGTACACTTCTATCCAACGATTAAACCAATCGTCCAGCTTAATATCATCTCTAATGCTTGTAAATTGAATATTTTCTGCTATTGCAACAGCCAATTCTTTTTTAACTTCTGATAACTTTGTGCCATAAATATATTTAATCTTATTAAATCTATCTTTATATCTTCCTTGGTATACACCGTCCTTTCGCTGTGACAATCCTACGCCCAGTTCTTTACCTTTTAAATCTTTTCCCATTCAAAAGCTCCTTTCTTTTGAAAAAAGCCTTGATATAGACAACCACATATTACTACATCAAGGCATATATTTCAATATATCTCTATATTTCGTTACTTTTTTCTATATAGTGCTCAAACTCCTTACGCTTAACAAGCCTCTTATTCCCAACTCTTAAAACAAATGGACAGCTAATTTCATTAAGCATACTGCTGATTCTATTAATTCCGATATTGCTATATTCGGACGCTTCTTCAACTGTTAATGTAACTTTTTCCCATATAGGAATTGTTTTAACCATGTCATCAGTCCTTTCTATCTTGATTTTTATATCCTTAACTCTTCTTGAAATTGTTGCTTTGGATAACATAAGTCTTTGACTAACCTGTTCTAAGCTCATATTACCCACAAGCAACTTGAAAATTCTTAGTTCCTCTTCTGTGAAATTGGCATTTTCAATTATTTCATCAAGCTCCGGCTTAGTCAGTCCCGAAAACTTCATAAGCCTATCTCCTTATTTAAACTTAATATGTTCTATTCCTGTTTCTTCGTATAACTGATTAACAAGCTCTTCCGCTGTGAATAATCCGTCATTATAGTTATCTATAAGTACTTTAAGTTCTCTCTGTACTTTTGTTAATCTCTGCTGTCCGAAACCGAACTTATCATGTAGTACCCACATAATTAATATCAATGCTGATTCAAAATTTTTCTTCTGCTGTTCATTGCTAATTCTATTCATCTGAACACGTAACATTTGCTCCTTAAACTTTTTCTGTTCTGCCTTACTCATATTTTCGCTTCTTTCTTAGAAATTGATTGTCGTATCGCCAGTAGTGCTTGCTATTGTCATTCTTAAGACTTTTACCTCTTTCGTAGTCTGTCTGCCAGCATTTCTGACATAATTGTCCTTGTGGTCTGTCAATAGGTTCTCCACAACGATAGCACAAGTGATTTTCTTTGCGATATTCTTTTATATTTTGCCTATTTTCAGTTCTTTTTCTGTGGATAGCATTATCTTTACTCTGGCATATAAAACACTTTGCTTTGCCCTCAACAGCTTTAGCCTTACCACATCTAACACATATGCCAGCTTTTCTACGTTCAGCGTATAAGTTTTTCGAATACTGTTTAAATGCTTCATTGTTTTTTCTTCGCTTATCATCACTTAATGGGTGATTAGCTCTATATTCAGCTTTGTTAGCCAAACATTCCGGACATATCTTTTCATCACCCACAAGTTTATTTTTGCGACATTCCGGGCAAATTTTAAACTGCCTGCAAAGTTCTCTAGTTTCTCTACTGTAAGCCGTTTGCTTCTCTCTACATTCTTCACAGTAAAAGCCTTTTCTATCAAGTGGCTTGCCGCATTTAGGACACAATCCATTCTCTCGGCGGTAATTATATAATTTCTTCTGCGGACTAATTGGCGTTGTCTCCATTGAAAATCAACCTCTCATTCTGTCAATTCTATCTTGTATCTCTTTAGGTGCTTCAATATATTCTTCTGCGTTTGTATTTTGACCAATAAGGGCATTTTCTTTAATTTGTAATGTATTTATATCTCTTTGGAATTTTTGCTCGATTTGAGCCTTATACAAATTTGCATTCGTCTTTTCGATAAGTGACTTAATGTCGTCTGGCATACGATTTATTTCATTTGCACGCTTAACAACTGTTTCATAGGTTCTTAAGAAATTCGATTGTATTACTGTTTCAATCGTCTGATAATCTGATGTCGCCCAGTTTTTAAGGTTGTCTGGCATACCAACCGCCTGTTTTACAAGTGGCGGTAGCTTGTTAAATTCTTCAACCGCCCCATATGTGCCGTTCCTTAATGCTTTACTGACTAATCCCCAAGCTGCCATTCCGTCAAGTTCCTGCGGCTGTGATATTGTCTGTATCTTACTCATTATCTGCCCTACATCTGGTGCAAAACCGCTAGTATTAGTTGTAATGCAAGCCCTTAACGCCTGTAAAACTAATTCTTCTGGATATTCAGCAAGCATTATATGCCAAGCATTAAGAGTAATCTCTTTATCTGGCGGATTGTAGTTAGGATAATAAGCTTGTATCGTCATTAGAAGTTTTCCGACCTGTTCCCTTGTCATTTCATTGCCTCCATCCATTCATCAAATACATTTTTCTTGCCTTGCTGTTTATTAGAATTATCTTCTTTTAACTCAAACAGTCCTTGCCAGCAATGGTCTACTGACTGATTAAGAATTTTAATCGCTAAGTCATTATCTCCGCCAGACAGCTTTTCGAGAGTATTCATAGCCCTATGTAATGCCTTGTCGGTGCATATAGGTTTTTTAATTCTCTTACGCATTGTCACATACTCGTTAAATGCTTCATCAAGTAATTCATCATTGGGATAATAACTTTTCTTTTTGGATATTACGTTAGTAATATCTTTTTCTTTTATATTCTTATCATTCTTTAATTCTTTATCATTATTACATTCTTTACATTCTTGTATGTGTTCCGTCACTGTTTCCGTTGGTGTTTCCGTAAGTGTTCTATTGGTGTTTCCACTACTGTTTCCGTTGGCGTGTTCGTCAGTGTTTCCGTTACTGTTTTCTGAAAACTGGAAAACACTATAATTTACTATGGTTAGAAGTGTTCTATTATCATTGCTTTCTTTTTGCACCATATTTTCATTTTCTAGCATTTTTAAAAAACGATATGTTCTATTTACACTCCAATTCCATTTTGCTGATAACTGTCGGACAGATGTTAAAATCTGTCCCCTTGTTATTGTGATTATTTCTCCATTGAATAATAGTTTTGTATCTGAATGGTTAGCGGTAAGCAATAAATCAACCCAAGCTGAACGCTTGTCAAATGGTTCACTCACTCGCCATATCCAACAATCCAGTAGTTGCCTATGCAATTTTATCCAACCTTTATTCATAGTCTACCTCTTCAAGTTCTGTCACATTGTTACTTCACTAAATCGTTGATATTAACTCTGAATCCGTCAAATTCCTTACCTTTACTCTTGATGTAAGCTGTTGTATCAAAGAACATCAAGTTGCCGCTATTGTCCGTTGCCATACTTACACCATTTCTTGTAAGGCTGCCTTTGAGTAGGTCAAGTAGAATCTGTATTTCCTGCCTTGTTTCGTCTTTCATACTGTATCTCCTATAAAATCACTTATATTCATTTGACTGTCCTTTTCAAATACAAGCATTTCATTCTTTGCACGCTCGTAAAAGTTTCTGTCAATCTCGAATCCGTATGCACTTCTGCCAAGTTCTGCGGCGGCTCTTAGCGTGCTACCGCTACCGCAACAAGGGTCAATAACAGTATCTCCCTCGTCTGTAAAAATCTCAATCAGCTTTTTAAGGACTGCTACAGGCTTTTGTGCTGGATGAATTTTTGGTATGTCTTTTCCGTCTTTCTCCCAGTTGAACCAATTAAATACCATATGCCCTGTACCTCTGATATTCTTTCCGTTTTCATCAATCTGCAAGCCGTTTCTGAATTTCGGTAACTTATTTCGGTATAGTACGAGTGCATATTCCGTAGCACCAACGATACGCATATTCGCTTTAAGTACCTGTGGGCTGTAATTTTTACAGAATACAAGCGGTATGTAATTAACAAATCCGTGTTTCTTCGCCGCCGCAATCAATGTTGACAACTGCTCAAATGAACAAAATACAATCATACAAGGACTGTTACTACTTCTGCCCCTTGCGATAGGCTTTGCGTCCTCTTTTTTCAACATTTTTGAGCAAAAATGGAAGTATTCATACAGATTGAAATTAAAATCTGAATTGAAAGCTGCTTTCTTCGCAAGTTTGCTCTCTCCGTTCTTATTATCGCCACCGTTGTACCACATAGGGTTACTTCCATAGAAATTAGTTCCTACATTGTAAGGAACATCAGCAATAATAAGCTGTGCTGGGGGTATTGCGTATTTCTTGTAATTCTGCATAGAATCACGATATATCTCGCATTTAATCTTCTTTTTATACATTCTAAATCTACCAAAAGGAAACCTCGGTTTTATGTCGCGACAACCTATTCCTTTCTTTGATTTTTAGTCTATAGTCCTATACTTATCTTCGTGAAATTCCCTATCTTCTTCATTGGAATAGGCTCTTTTGCAATTCGTACAAAACTCTAAATGTACCTTTATATCCGTGCTGCTTTCGTATCTACAGCCTTTGCAATCATTCACTCTGAATCACCCTCTTTCACACAATCACTTACAAGCATATCTGACCTGATTAGTTCATAAACAATATCAAGATACGTCCTGCGGTCTCTGTATCGGCAATTTGCGTCCTTGTGTATTCTTGGGTCATTATTTATCCAATCATCAACATCAAAAATCACATTGCTAACAAAAAGCATTTTTGCGCCTCTTGAAACGCAAAGATAGTAGCAACCGCCCTTACCATATTCGCCCTTACACTTCTTAAATCCGAATTTTTCAAACTCTTTGGCATTAACTTTCGGAATCAACATTTTCTTCACCCACTTTCAATAAATTCATAAATTTCTCATACTGTTTCTGCGACACCTTGTTATGTTCTTTTTCGGGCTTCAATCGGATTATAAGGTGCTTTTCTGCGATAGAGGATAATTCCCTCGCCAAGTTCTTTTCGCCTTGTTTTAGACCGTCTCTGTAGCCTTTAGATGGCTTAAACCCATTTATCTTTTCTTTACCCTCTCCTTGACCACCTGCTGTTTTGTTGTATCTGCACTGATAACCTTTCTTGGTGTACTCCAAAATCCAGTACTGTTCCCATTTATCAAGCTCGTTTTCTGGGTAATGAATAAAGTTTAGTTTCCAACCATAAGGATTATCTTTGCTATAAAATCCTCTTTTCTTGATTGATAAATCTATGTGCTGATACCCTACAAGGTGTCCACACATCCTCTGCGATAGGTGTAGTGCTTGCCCGATGTAAAAATAAGGAATATTGTTCTCGTCAACTCTGGTCAAAAAATAAATACCACTCTTATCATCAAGTTTTGGATTTATCTTTAGTAGCCTTTGCTTATTACTTTTCTCTATTGCCTTGGCTCTTGCTATGTTCTGATAATTCAAGAATTATCACCTGCCTTTACTTCAAAAGGATTCACAAAATTATCAATAGGTTTAGCTGCCATACTAAAAGCCGTTGGTTGTTCATTAATGATAGTTTCAAATATTTCAGATAAAGCCTTATCGATATAATTTCTTTTGTGAATATCCTCAATTAGTTTATCTGCGTCAATCAGTCTCATATATTGTCTCCTGCCTTTACTATCTCTATTGCCTTTTCAAGAGGAATAAGATAATTATTGCTGTTGCCGCTTCCATACAATCTTACAGAAGAGTCTGTTTTCAACTGCTCCACAACTTTATCTATATCATAGGCAGTTGGAGTTTGTGTTTCATCATTGATAATACTCTTTACGATATTCAGACCGGCATTTATGCCTTTTGCGTATGCTCCTATTTCTCTTTCTTTCTGGTCTTTCATCAGTTCTAATAATTTATCTGCATCAATCAGTCTCATCACTTGTCCTCCTATTCCACGCTTCCTTTTAATACAATCTCTGACCGCATCCGCAGTATCCGGGATAAGGCATTAAATTATGACATTTTGGACAAACGTAATTACCTTCAATAATTTCTCTTGAAATTGCAGTCTGTTTCTCCATTGCCACCCGGCATTCTTCCAAAGTCCCAATCTTGCGATATTGACGCCAATCACTTAATGCTTTAAAATAATTGCTTTTCATATCCTGCAATTCTTCCGGTGTGCCAATTGCGCGATACTGTTGTACTTTTTCAAGTGCCTGTATTGCTACATCAACAGCATCACGCAATACCCGAGAATGTATCTCACCGCCTATTTCTAAATCAAACTGTATTGCTTCTATTGCTTCACTCTCTGTCATACTCACACCTCTTTAATTAAACGGTAATCCCTCGTCAGCTACACCATCTGGAATTGACATAAAGCTGTCTGAACCGACATTACCGCCCATAATTCCGTTACTGTTATTATTCTGCTGATTAGCACGACTTTCGCAAAATTCGTGTTTTTCAACAACGCAATCATTAGTGTAGACTTTCTGCCCGTCCTTGTTGGTGTAATTGCCTGTCTGCCATCTGCCCTCAACGATAATCTTAGTTCCCTGGTGTAAATACTTCTCTGCAAACTCTCCATTCTTGCCAAATGCAATGCAGTTAATAAAGTCTGCTGCCTGTTCGCCCTCTTTCTTAAAAGCTCTGTCAACAGCTAATGTGTATCTTGCTACTGCCATACTTCCGTTTACTGTCTGTGAATATCTAATCTCTGGCTGTTTAGCCAGTCTTCCACATAAAATTACACGATTCATTACTTTTCCTCACTTTCTAATAACTCAGGATTGTCAAAGATGTTGCCGATAACTTCATATTCAGTATCATATTCAAGTCTGTGCTTATAATATTTTTCGTTAGGAATTGTACATATAATTTCAAAATCCCTAAATGTTATAAGCGTATTCACCTTGCTATTATTTATTTTTACAACATCATTCTCCCAAATCAGCTTGTCGTTCTTATCCTTCAAGCCTGTGCATTGGCAGATGGTGGATGGGTCTACTTCAATCATATTAGGCACATCATTTGTCATTCCCCACAGAATATACCGCTTTTCCCAAATGCCGTATAAATAGCCCTGAACCCATTCTCCGTTATCAATTCTTTTAGCCTTAAATAAATATCTATCTTCCATATTCTATCCTTTCTAATACCTTGATATTTCAATCTCACTATTCAATATGGCATTAAGTTCTTTGCTAAGTAAATCAAGTTCCTGTCTCACTAACGATTGAGCTTCATTTATAGCAGCTATCACAGATGTACTGTTTAATTTTCTATCCACAATGCCTAGTGTTCGACAATTCATATATAGTGTTTCTCCACAACCACATAGCGTATGAACACATATATCTAATCTTTTATTGTCACCTCTGTAGACAGTTCCTGTTTCAACTAGCTCTCCATATTTTGCATTGCTTATATACTTCATATTCTCTCCTTTCAGCATTTATTTGATTATGGACATACTTTTCTTTGTTCTTTCCTTTTCACGCTTCTTTTTTGCTTCTGGGAAAATAAAATCCATAGCGTCATTCCAACCTTTTGTGTAATCGCATTCACTGATATAATCTTCATAATTTCTCATTGTTGGTACGCTTCTGTATAATGGAATTTCAACCATATTCTCTCCTATTCCGCTTCTGATTGAAGCCAATCCATACAACTAGCTTCTCCCTCGTATTCTTCGCCGAATGTGTTCTTAAAAGTTATAAGAAACTCTGCCAGCTCTTCATCCGACATATTTCTTATCCTGTCGGCATTGGTTGTTGTGAATTTAGATGAAGTAATCTCCATCGTTACATCCGTAACAAGCCCATCTCCATAACTATCTAGCTTTACATTTTCAATACTGCCAGCAAAAATGCCAAACAGTATCCTTTGTTGTGCAAGACAATTTAATAAGTCTACCTTGCTCTTCTAAGTCCTCATAATCTGCTAATTTCTGTAACACATTATGACGATTGTTTTCCCATTCGATAGGTTCTCCACTAGGTGTAGCATATACACCTGTTCCGTTAGCACTTCTTCTTGTTAATCTCTCCATTTCTGCTCCTTTCTAAAACGGACATTCGCTAGGATTTTTCAAATCCCAACTTTTCCCTGCAACCGCGACGTCTACATTTGCCCCATAAGCAACTTTCTTCATCTTCTCGATAAAACTATCTTTATCAGAATTTTCACTTGATAGATGGCACATTATGACGTTCTGCAAACTATCTGAATAATTCGCTTTAACAAAATCGCAAGCCGTGTCAATGCTTAAGTGACCTCTAAAAACGTGATTAGCTTTGCCTGTGTTATCCCTGTCGATTAAATCCTTGTCATAATTTGCGCCTAAGAGAACGTGGTTTATGTCTTTAAACTTCCACTTGATTAATTCGCAATCGGTTATATAAAGCATTCTCCTCATTTCCTTGTGCGTAATCAGAAAGCCGAATATCGGACAAGGTGTTCCGTCTGCATTAGTATGTGTCCAACTTCCGTCTATTGTCGTTAAATCAAAAGGTTTTACTGTAAATCCGCCCATATTCATTGACATATAATCAATCTTCAAATATGGTGCATAAATCGGTATTCCCATAGCTTTAAAATCGTTTACTGACTTGCTGTGGTCAAGGTGTTTATGGGTGCATAACACACCCACAACATCTTTAATGTTCCAATCTAAGCCTTTTTTAATCTCCTTAATCGGTATTCCGCAATCAAGGATAAGTGTTTCTCCACTTTCGGAAGTTAGCAGATAGCAATTTCCGGCTGACGATGAGCCTAAGCATTTTAATCTCATACTCACACCTCGATTTCGTCATCCTGTGGGAACTGGAAGTAATTCTGCGTCAGCTTGTTAAAATCAGTTTTCGACAAACTACTTACGAACGTAGTACCTTTTTCGGTATTTATTATTGTTTTGAGAAAAATTACACCCTCATTATGTTCTCTCAACATTTCCATAGCCTTAATTGCCTTTGCTTCGGTGGAATATTCAGCAATTTGCATGTCATCACTAAGCGACTCAACGCCTGTTAAGTTTTTATTCAGAAAATAAATTCTTGACTTGAATCTCTGAATAATTACCTCTTCATATGGCATATCAAGTGTTCCGTCCTGTGAAATTACTCTCATATCAGTTCTCCTCACTCTGCATGAATGGTGGTAATGTGCTATCTTCTGCCTGTTCTTCGGTTACTTCTGTGGCTGTGCACTCGATAATGTCGCTTTCTTCAAAATCAACGCTGTTTGCGTTCTGCTCAATATCGTAAGCAACATCCTGTTCAAGCATTTCATCGTGGCTGATTTCCTCGTAATCCTCGTTTTCATTACCACTATGAGAATTATTGATATATTTAAGAAGCCTATTTTTAACAGTTTTCATAGCCATCTGGTCAGCAAATTTCTGATGAGCGCCATTGCCATTCTCTTTGTAGCCATATCCCTGTTTCCAAGCCTGTTTAATCTGTGCAATGGTCATAACTTCTGATATTTTCTCTCCGTCATCCATAACAGCTACCGCATAAGCGCCAACAATCTTGTCATTGTCGATATTCTCAAAACTCTGTTCGTGGCAATCAATAATTGTTTTTGCGTCCTCTTTGTGGTACTTGAATACATCCCCTTTATAAATGACCGCTGCGTTAATGTCTTTAAGTCCGAATCTCCTTGCTATACAAGTGTTTCCATACACTGACTTCTGACACTGTAGCTTGCCGCCATAAGCAACTGGGTAGCACTGTTTCTTCTGCATTGAAAGTCCGTTCGTAACCATTTCAACAAGTGCATTCTCAATACTTGCCCTTGTGCAACTCTGTAATACAGGCTTCTTGTTCATATCTACTGTGTCCTGCAATATCAGCATTGCTGACATAAACTCATTTGTATAGTTGTAATCTTTAGGGAATGTTAAGCCGAATTTCTCTTTCTGCTTAATTTTAACAACCATTCCCTCTGTAAAATCCTTTGCTACAAGCTCTCTGCTTTCAGCTTCTTTTGTTTCTGTAACCGCCGTATTATTCTCTGCCATAATTATTCCTCGCTTTCTTCGACTATCTTCAATTCCATTTCTTCTCTTTCAAGTTTTTCTTTTGCCTGTGCAACCCTTGATTCTGCCCGCTTCTTAAATTTCTCCTTGGCATACTCAAAGTTAGGTTCTGTAAGGAATAGACAATCAAAATGCAATATCTGCCCTTCTTCATCTTTTCTTACTATACTTAAGTAGTTTGGAAAAACTCTATCAGCAGACTTGTATGTCTTAGGTTTCTCTTCCGCTTCACAAACCTGTACTGCAATTCCTACTTTTCCATATCTTTCATCTGTATTTATTTTATAAAAATAGAGCTTCATATTATCCCCTCCATAATCTCTAATTTCTCACTGTCATTTACAATCAGCATAATCAACTGACTATCTACCATTTCAGCAACTTTCTTCTGATTATCCGTACTAAGGCTTTCAGAATCATCTAAGATAATAGGCACTGATATATCGCTAATCTTCTGAATTGAACTGCAAATATCGACTCTGCCTAAAATCCTGTTACCCTTGTTAGACATAGTTGTTAAAATACTCTTTCCGTCAACAGTAGGTATACAACAGCTCTTGTAACCACCAGACTTTGTATAAGTAAACAACTGCCACTTAACTAACCCAAAATGGCTGTTTACTGCTTCTGTTAAGGCTTCGTTCTTTGCCTTATCCAGTTCATCAAGTAAATCAAGAATCTTCTCGGCATTAGTTTTATTCTGTTCAGAATCAATCCTTGTCTGCTTTAATTCTTCAAGTCGCTGTTCATCTGCTGTCGTATCAGCCTTTGCAATCTGGCTTTCACATTCTGCTAACTGCTGCCTTAAAGCCGTTTCCTGTGCTTTTAATTCTGCCTTAACTGCCGAAATATCATTAGCCTTGTGCATAGCCTGTTCCTTTTCAGCTATCTGCTGTTCAAGTGCCTTGTATTCTTCTGTAGCTGATACATCAATTTCCTGTGGAAGTTCTGCTAACTGCTTTTCAAGGTCTGCTAAATCAACTAAATGCTTTTCTAACTTCTGCTTTCTGTCAGCCAATTCCTGTTCAGCTTCAACTAACAATCCTTTGATTTCATCAAGCATTTTCTTAGCTGTGTTGCCCTTATCGGTAATTCTGCTAAGTTCAGTTTCTTTATGTGCCTTAAAATCTGCCTTTAGTTTCTCTTTCTTTTCCTCTGGGTATTCCTGTTTACAATAAGGGCAAATAAGATTATTCTCGTCAAATACACGCTCTTTTTCAGCTTTCCATTCGGTTCTGCTATCATCAAGTGTTTTCTGATATTCAGCTATCTTGTCCTTATCAAAACTAACAACATCTTCTGCGTTGCTGATTGACTTCTTGCTATCCTCAATCACATAATTAAGGTTACTAATCTGTGATTCAAGTTTTCTCCTAGCCTTGATATTTTCTTCATTAGCTTTGCGTGACATATCACTAAGTTCAAACTTCAAGTTAAGGACATCTGAACTAGCTTTGTCATATTCAGCCATCAGCTTGTCATTGTCAGTCTGTTTTGCCACGCAATCAGCAATCTGTTCTTTAAGGCTGTTTTTCTGTAATTCAAGGTCAGATACTTCAATAGCCTGCTTAAGCTGAATATCTCTTTCTTTTTCCTTAATCTGTCCGTCAAGAACAGGCAAATCCTTTGTAATCTTGGTCTTGGTAGACTTATTCATAGCAGATAATTCTTCAACTGTATACTTATTGAGTAAAGGAACTAACTCGGCTAATTCGGCTTTCTGTGAAGCTATATCAAGGTCTGTAACATCTCCTACAAGACCGAATAAGTATTCTCTCATTTCTGCCGGCTTCTGATTAAGAAAAGCATTTACATTGCTGCACATCTTAAATACATTCATATCAACATCAAGATATGCGTTGAAATCCTTAAGATTCTTTCTCACATCATTAATGTAATATGAGTTATCGTCCTTATAGCCTGTCTTATCCTTGTTATAGGTACGGACCTGTACTTTCTTCATAGTTACTTCTTTTCCGTCAACATCAAGCACAAGTTCAACGCTTGTGTCCATATCATCAACTGATTTTCCGTCAATCTCTCTTCTTACAACCGGATTATCCTTTAATTCATAATCACAGTTGAATAAGCACCAGAGATACGCTGTGGCAATAGTTGACTTGCCCTTGCCATTCTTAGCCATAATCTTTGTAATGGCGTAAAAATCAAACTCTGCGTGTGCGTAACACATAAAGTTTTCAAGTACTACCTTTTTTAAAACTGCTCTTTTCATAAACATATCCTTTCCTTATTTATATATTCATAATGAACACATCATCTTCTATTGAGAAGTTATCAACTGTCTTATCCGCAAGATAATGCCGTCTGTCAAGTTCATCAAATGTGCCGTCAAATATAACACCTTGGACTGGATGCCATACTTGACAACGCTTTTCATTGTCTGCTGCCATATTTGCTAATTCTGAAACTGTAATATCACTATTCATCAGCATTCTCCTCTTCCTCTATAATCTCAACTCTGCCTACTGATACCTCATAAGCTACTCTGTTTTCAATTTCATCTTCACTTATCTTCTTTGTATAAGGTCTTGACTGAAACCTGCCTGTCATTTCTATATGTGTTCCTACTGGCAAGTGACCTACGAACTTAGCTGTTCTGCCCCAAGTTATGCAAGGTATATAGTCTGACTTGCCATATGCTCTGTTAACGGCTATGAGAACATCTGTTATTTCTCTTCCAAGAGGTGTTACCCTGTATATAGGTTCTTTGCAAATAAAGCCTCTAAGAACTACATCATTATTAAAAGGTAGTTCTGCCTCGTTTTCATATATTTCTATAATTTCAGTAAAGATTGCTAATATCAGCTTGCTTTTTTCACCTATATGCTCATTGTAGCTTCTTATTCTTCCTGTAATCATTACGCAAGCACCTGCTTTTAATTCGTTCATATCTACAATTCTTTCAGATATAAGGACAGGAAGTGTATCTACTGCTCCGCTAACCCTGTCAATAGAAATCATCATCTTAAAGAATTTTTCTCCAAAAACTTCGTGATTGAAAACTGGTTCTTCTGCAACTAACCCAAAAACTGTAATATTATTATTTCTCTCTTTCATCTTTAGTTCTCCTCTCTCTTTTCTACAAATCCAACAACTTTACCGCCGTCAATAACTGTATACATATCTTTTTTCTCGTACATATCAATGCAATCCTGTACTGTTATTACTTTCTCGTTTACCTGTTTCATATTGTTCAATCCTTTCTTTTCTCTTTGCCCTTGCCATTGTCAGAACGATACAAGCCAGTTCTAAAAACATCCCGAATATCGTTCCTAGCATAAATCCCTGTATCATAGCTTATATCTCTCTTTCATTATTGTAGGCAGTTCGTAGCAGTCGATATAATCGTGAGTGTCTGCTATGTACTTCTTTTTAAGTTCACTCAAACCACACCCGTATTCGTGCTTTAACTGCCCTAAAATATCTCTTGTAACTATGCTCCTTAATGGCTCACAATGTTTATTTCTTCCTAAGAGGTAACTTGTTCTTCTGCCAATATGTGCCAGGATTTCAAGCTTTTCTACCTCATTAATCTGCTCTCTTTCGCCTTTTTCAGAAATAATAAATATCAATCTGCTAAAACTCCTTTCTAATTAATGAGCTGAAATATCATTGACACAATAAATAATATTGCTGATAACATCCATAAATATTCAGCTATCTTGCTGTCTCTCTTAGCTTTCTTGTATGCTGCAATAGAGACTTCTAACTTATTTCTTTCCGCAATCAGTTCTTCTACTGATATGCTATATTGTGGTGTTGCCTGTATTTCCTTTTCCATAAAACAATCCTCCGCTTAATCATCAGTTCTCTAAGTTTATCTGTGCATTGCAATCTTTTATTAACATCATTGTGTTAGTGCTTGGCATCCAGTTTTTAATATATTCAACTGCCTGTTCATTCTTAAGCCTTGGTGTGTTGGCTCTTGAATTAACATTGAAATAATCCTTGTAATCGTGATTAATTTCTGCAAATACTTTTCTGCTTATTTCCTTGTAAGCGTTACTGTTTTTACCGCCTAAGATTTTTATTACCCTTGCTGATACTAAGTCATTAAGCACTTTCTGCTGTCCGTAATCAATGTTCATTGTATTTTCCAACTTAGACACTCTGTCTGACACATCATCTAACATACCTAGCTGTATTCTCATCATTTCCTGTGGGGATAACTTTTTCTGATAACTGCCTGTCTTTCTGATTGACGGAAGTACCTCTCCTGTAACCCAATCTGTAAATCTCTCTGCACTTTCTTTACGGCTCTGAAAGATTGTCTTGTAAAGATTAGCCTCGCTAATAAATATCATCTTCTGCATTCCACCCTTTGTAAGGGTATCCGCAGTATGGATACCCTTTTCAGATAACCTCTGCTTAACATTTCCTACATTTGATATTTCCAATGCCTTGCACACATCAGCCAAGCAGAACATAGGTTCATCATCTTTAGTAATGGTTCGGATTTCTCCAAACTCTGAATTGCTAAAAATCTGTAGCTCCATAAACATTCCTTTCTGAAAGTTAAATATTTTGAACTTCTAAAGCAAAAAAATAATCCTGTATATCATCTTCTGATAAATCTAATAATTTAATTGCTTTTAAAATTTCAATCTGTTTCCAAGGTCGCTTGCCTGTCATTTTAAGTGATAAAGTCCTGTCTGAACAGCCAAACGCCTTGGCAAAGTCCGTCTGACTTCCGTACTTTTCAATTATGCGACCTCTTAACTTACTGTAATTAAAAGCCATTCCAATTCTTCTCCTTTCTCCGTTTTTTGTTCAATGTTTTGAACTGATTGTATAATAGCATTATTAAATTAATATGTCAATAAAAAGTTCAATATTTTTTACTTTTTTAGTTTTACATCTTGAACTTTTGTTCAAATAATGGTATATTATCAACAGAAAGGAGGATAACTAAGATGAAAGAGAATACATCAGATAGGCTTAAACAGCTAATGAATGAACGGAAGTTAAAGCAAGTTGATATTTTGAATTTATCATTACCATATTGTAAGAAATACAATATCAAGATGAATAAATCCGATATTAGCCAGTATGTATCAGGCAAAGTTGAACCTAGCCAAGAAAAGCTAGTTGTCTTAGGAATGGCTTTGAACGTGTCAGAAGCGTGGCTAATGGGATTTGATGTTTCGCCAATCCGTAAGGATAATTCAAAAGAAGCTGAAAAAGATGTTGATTTACTTTGGAAGTTTTCTATGTTAGAACAAAGAGATAAAGAAACGATATTAGATATGATAGATGTTATGTTATCTCGAAAAGAAAAGAAGTAGGGTTTTACCCCCACCTCTTCAAAAAGTTTTCTATGAATGAATACAGGTACTCTAATGTACCTGTATTTTCTATTTTATTTATGAGTTCTATTAACTTATCTTTGTAATTTTCCTCATTACTGTTATCCATAAACCTGCACTCCCCTCTCTTGCCCTTGCACGTTTGATAGCGATACGATTATTATAGAACACGCGTTCTATCGTGTCAAGTGTAGCGGCGATATTGCCAACGCCAATCAAACAATATCGCCTGCCAGAACTTGAAAATGTTTAAGGGTCTTTTCTCAAAGACAAGTTTATTATACATTTATCGTTAGTATATTTCAAATACTTTCGGTCGCGTTATTTCGACTTTATTCGACAACTAACTGGAACTTGTCGATTGCATTACCCATAACGCCTGCATATCCGTCCATTCCATTTGATGTTTCATTGTCTATCTGTTCTGGATAGAAGTTGCGGTTATTGAATACAGATACCATATACTTTGCATACTTCCAAGGCTCACCCTCTGGCGTATAGTAAATGATTTCTATTGCGTCAATCTCGTGCTTCTTGTCACCTGCATAGCCATTATCGTAATCGTCATAATTAAAGCCAGTAACATAAGGAAGCCAATCTCCGCCCTTTAAGTGAACTCTGTACTTAACTGAACCTCTGCTAACCTTGATAATAAGTGCTGTGATAGCTTTATTGTCGCCTGCACCAGCCCAATCTTCTCTGTCCTCTACTTCACCCCACCAACGGTCTGTATAAGCGGCATATGTAGCATATACGTGTTCATCTGTGCTATCCTCTGTGTTATCTTCTTCGCTGTTATCTTCTGTATTATCTTCTTCATTATGAAAGCCATAGAATTCTGATAAGTCGCAAACTCCGTCTACTCCGTCAACAACGCCGCTTGATGTGTACTGCCAACCTGCAAGGTAATGGTCAATGTTAGGTGTCTTGTCTGTGTTAACATCATCATTTAACTGCATTTCATCATAGCCTAAGTAGTAACGTGCTATCCAGAACGGACAATCTAAGTCGCTAGGGTCTGTATAGGGCTTGATGTAACTACCATAGAATGATAAGCCAGTATATACGCCAAAGTCATATCCTGCACCCTCAATAACCTCTTTGTAAGCCTTGATAATATCAATAAGCTCTGAACCTAAGTTTCGCATACAAGTATCTTCAACGTCCATCCAAACTGTTACCTTACGTCCGTCAAGTACCTCTAATACTCTTTTAGCCGCTGCGATAGCTTCTTCTACTGTTGGCGTGTAAACATAATTGTATACACCGCAGATATGCACGCCTGCTAACTGACAGCCTTTCCAGTTGTTTTCGAATTGCTTATCTGGGTCAAAATCACGTCTGATAACCTTAAGAATAGCGTGAGTAAGTCCTGCCGCCTTAACTCTGTTCCAGTCAACTACACCATTCCACGCTGAAAAATCTCCACATTTAATCATAATTAAAATACCTCACTTTCTACTGTTCCTGTTGCATCTGAACTAACTGTGTTATCTTCTGTGCTGTATGTTGCCTTGTAAGTATTTTTAACGCCATCAAGAAAGCTCTTAAGCTCATTGTCTAGTGCTGTATCATTTGTTAAGTATGCCGCAAAATCATTAAAGCTGGCTGACATACTAACTGTGCCGCTTTCGCTGATTGTAGCTGACAGATAAGCTACCTGTTTAAGTACTCCGTCTGAGTTTTGAACGGATAATGTTCCGTTCTTCTGAATTGATGAGTTGATGTCTAACATTGTGTTTTACCTCCTAATTCGCATTAAAAAAGGACACCCGAAGATGTCCTTAATTGCTTAATTGCTTTTCCAATTTTTTAATACGCATATTCTGCGATTGTACAGTCGCAACTATATCCGCTATTAATTCATCATAGCGTAATGCGTATCTTGCTGTTAGCTCTTTAGTTGTATTTCCGTTTTCGTCTGAGACTTGTGTTTCGTAGTTATCATTATTAATCTTTTTATCGATAAATAATCCCCAGTCATCTTTCATAGTTTCTTTAACCTGTTGTGCTATGAATCCATGATGATAGCGGTCAGAAGTACCATTGATCATCTTAAACTCACAAGGTTTTAAACTGTATATAAATTCAGAAGAGTCTTCTGAATTCAATAAATGAACATCTTTTTTTACGTTCTCATCTGAATCAGAAGCGATTGTTCCATAAATTGACCCGAAACATCGCAAATCATATCCTATGTATGTACTTCCATATACTGACAGTTCACAGTTCTCGTAGTGTCTGTCCTCTGTATTTGTAATTCTGACATTTTGTGTGTCTTTTCCCGAATTTGGATTATAGCAATATACTGTAAGTGTCGTTGGTTTTTTAATATTGTCTTGGTAACCGCCATTCATCGAAATATTGGGCGAAAAAAACTCTAATGATTTGTTTAAATCGTCGTTTATTCTTATAATGAATTCGTATTCCGTATTTTCTGTTTTATTCTTAGTGCAATTTATTCCGACAACATCTCCATAATCTGCATTGAGCACTAAAGCTCTTCTTACTTCATTATTGCTAGTATAGTATCTTGTTGTAGTTATCGAACCTACATAATTTTCGTAATCGTCGACCCAAGAATAGAATTTAATGTAATTTTGGTCTATCGACATTCCTTTAATTCCATTATTTCGATATGTCGACAATATACCATTATCAATTGAGAAATTGCCAATTTGACCTTTAGAAGCATACATATATCCATCCGCACGAACGTACCAATTACCATAATATGCCCCATCTCTTTCTTCTTGGCAAGAGAATGTCCAAGCTTCGGAATTAGCGGGTGCCTGTATATAAGTTCTATATTTGCCGTAATCTTTATAGATAGAAGACTTGCTGATGTCCCAGCCTCCAATCGTGCCAGACGAAAAATAGCCGCTTCCTGTAATTTGTGCGTTAGTTGCATATAGTTTACCAGTTTGACTTATATAAAAATTAGGACTTTTGCTGTATCCCTCATCTTCAGTTCCGTGAAAAACCGAAAAAACATATGGTGTAATATCACCAGGTATTTGTAATGCAATTCTGAATAAGTCATTATTCTGCTTAAATATTGTACTTATTGAATCTTTAGACACTTTCCAGCCGCCAACGTTTCCGCCGTTGGCAATCAGATTGCTACAAGTTATAGTTCCGTCTGCTGTAATGCTGGCGTTCGTGCTGTTTAATGTAAACCTGTTGCCACTTAAATTAAGCCCACCCCTTGCAGTAATATTTATTGTATCTGCAATAGCTTCGATAGCACTCTTAAGCTCGCCTGTTTTAGGGTCTTTTTTGATATATAAATCAAGGCTTGTTTTAGTTGCATAACTTTCTAAATCGCTTGACTTAGCGTAAGTTCCACTAAGTGCCAAACTAATACTTGAACCATTATCATTAATTTCCTGCGTAATTTTGTTAATCATAGTAGTTGTTGTACTATAATTATCTGTCAGATTTTTCTTTGTCTGTGTTAATTCTGTTGATATGCTATTAAGATTAATCTTAAGACTAGCGTTCTGATTAAGCATATAGGCTAATTGTGTGTTAGATACCTCTTTCCAACCCCAATTACCTTTATCATCTTTAGCCCAACGCCAAGTTTTATGAGCTGTTTCGTTGTATGCTATTGCCCCGTGATATTTTGCGTATTCATCATTGCTATAAGTCCAAGTAAGATTATCGCTTGGAAACAAATCATCTGACGGATAAATAGGTATGAACCAATCAATAGCTGGGTAATTATCTTTGTTAGGTGTTTCTGTAACTGTATACACCATAAAATTATCGTTCGTTTGTTGGTATAAGTCGGATAACGTGATTTCGTAGCTATCTAGTTTCTGATTAACAGTAGAAAACTTAGTCTTAATGCTTTCGTTGTCAACATTTTCAGTCCACCACAACTTGTTAGTGATAAAATCACTAGCAACTTTCATCATACCGCCCCATTGAGTATAATCTTTGCCAGCACCACTTGTTATAGCTTGCATAATGACATTAAGTGTCTGCCCCTCGTTGTCCAGATAAATTTTATTGCTCTTAAGTGTATGGGTGTTATCGTTATTGATAACATTAAATAGTGTTTCAATATTCAGCTTGCTTGCATTGATATTAGCATTATCTTGAACAACATCATCACGAACAACTTTCCTCGTAACACCTTTTTCAGTAAGTCCTAAGGCATCAAACATAAGATTGCCAGCTTTATCCCAGACATACATATTGTAGTCCGAATTAGCGTCTTTACCTATTTGAACTCTTGCAACCTTGTTATCATCTTTTATCTGTATCGTATTGTCAGCTATATCAAGATTTCCGCTTTCGCTTAGAATTTCAACAAGGTTTGTATAAATCTTCCCACTTGTAATCTTATCTGCGGCTATACTATCAATCATAGCAGATTTTATCTGTGCATCGCCAATAACACTTACAACTGCATTAGCGAATTCTGTTGTTAAGCTTTTACCTGTCGCTGAACCAAACATTAAGGTCTTAATATCTGCTACATCAGCATTTAACACGCCTATCTGTGCATAATCTGCTTGCAACTTAGCGATATTAGCTTCATTAATCGTAGCTTTATTTGCCGTCAAATTAACAATATCTGCTGTGACAGCTTCAATCTTATTGGCTTTTAGTTGGTCGATATATGCTTGATGCGCCTTTAAGTTCTCAACATTGGCATTAGTTATATCAGCATTTTCAATAACTGCCTTGTTGATTAAGACTAAATCAGCGTAGTATCGTTCCATTTGCTTTGTTATCGGTCCAGCGGCTATATTGCTGTTTTCTGTGTCAGATTGTCCGATAGATGTAACTGTGTCCATTAAGCCGCCATCACATTCGTGTGTTATCTGCATTATAGGCACTTTGTAATCAACGCCGCCCTTATTAACAGTTATAATGTCGCCTACTTCAAGCCGCCAGTCACCGACAAACTTAACTGTAAGCGGTCTAAACTGAAAGCCGCCTATCTTGTTATAAATCTCATTTAAGTTAGCTTGTGTCATAAATGGATTAGCAAAGCTAAGTCCAGTTGTACCACTACCGCTAGTGATTGTGCTAGTTTCCTTATCACCAGACTTTGTATTGTTACAAGTCAGCTTTCTTATCGTAAAATCTTTGCTAGTGGTAAAAGTAACCCCTTGCTGATAGTATTGATGTCCGTCAAGCACATAACCGCTATCTTTGTACCACTTTATTTCAAGGTTTCCGTCAGAATTAATAGCCGCATTTCCACCTTGTAGCATAGCCATATAACCTATCATTTCACGCATTGTATAACCTTGTGGCTTATCTGTAATTGTATGCGTGCTTGTTATGCTAGTTGCTAACTGTATGCCTAGCTTTGTACAGATTTCCTCTAAAATAGCCTTATCCGTACCAGGATAAGTCAATTCAGAAAAATAACCTTTTTCAGCTTTGTACATCTTGTCATAAGCTGTGTACTTAGTGTATTCGCCATTGCTTTCTTCTTTAGTTACAGTAAATATGCCTATCTGTACATACTCAATGCCGCTATTGCCCTTAACGCCCTCAAAAATAGTTATATCCTTATTTTCAAGTGTAATTTGTGGCTTAAAAATAGAAAAGGTAACACTACTACTGCAAGTGTTACCTATGGAAATGCTATTGTTTGGATTGATTATATTACTGTATTTAAACTCATTAAGTGTCTGATTGTATTCTTTTCCGTCAACTGTATACTTGCTGTAATATCTTGCATACAGTAAGTTGAAATCCGCACCCCAATTAATATTTTTCATTTATTGGATTGCTCCTTTCTGAATGATTAATCGTTAATCATAAAGCCAAGTGCGATAATGTTAGCTGGCTCAATGGCTTCACAACTATCAAATGCACTTATATCAACTTTTGTATATTCAGATACTTCTATCTCCTGTTCTCCTAGTTCTTCAAGTTCTGATTTTATCTTATTGTTGTCACCCTTATTTTCTTTGTGTATCTTTTGTATCGTTCCTACAACTGCCTTAAAATGTGGCTCTAATGCCTTAATGTTAGACATAATGGCAACTGCTAATCTGCCACCCATTTTAAGCTGTGCTACGCTTCCAAGTGCTTCATAATGTGCTAAAACTTCATTTCCTGTTATTTTCATAGTCAATCTCCTTACTTCTGAATCAAACTTAATTTTGCTCCGACTATTAATCCGTCCTCATTCTTTGCTCTTGTGAGGTATGGATATGTCACATCTCCTGTATAGATTGTCATTTCCTTTTGTGTACCGCCTAAGAATAGGACTTGTGCTGTTGGGAATGGGTTATTTTCATCACTAATCACATTATCAAGCAACAACGCCTGTTCACCTGTTAGTGGTGGTAATTGAAGCTCTACTTTGTCTTTAATAGCCACGATAGTTCCTACCATTTCGCCGTAGTCATTTCTTCCTGTGTTCTTAGACCATATTTTATTTCTGCTGTACGTGTAGCCGTTATATGCTACTGGGAATGTCACCCCCTCGATAATTACAGCACTTATCATTCAATCGCCCCTTTCTGCCTAAAAATTGGTAACAAAAAAGAACATATCATCTCTGATACGTTCCCTTAGTTTTATATATTTATATTTTCAAGTTGTCCCTACCACTAACATTTTATTTCAATACCCATTTTGAATTTTTATTTATTAAGTTAATTAAACAGCAATATCTTCAATAAACATATTACTTAAATAAAATAAGTGAAATTGTAATATGTTTGTCCTTGATTTGCCTTAATTTCGGTATCACTATAAATTTGTAATGCACCATTAGGTGTCAATTGTCCATATGCCACAAACCCCGCCGGATTATACACTGTGACCGGAAATTTTATAGTTTTACTCGGTCTATATTCCTCAGGCAGAGTTGCGACTGTTGTCCAGCTCCTAATTGCTACAGTATTGGTTAGTTTAGCCGGCATTATATTTACCAGTGCCAAAGCAGGTGCGTATGTTATGATAGCATTTTCGTACGTTGTTGTTGTATTGTTGTTCAGTTCACTTATCATATCATTATTATTCTTAATCCCATCTTCCATATGATTAAGTCTGTCTGGGCTTAATGGAGTGCCGCCGCTAGTGCCAGCTTTCCACGCTTGCTTTATGTATTGTATAAAATTCATAGTAAAACCTCACTTTCTAAGCACACAAAAAGGACACCTCACAATTAAGTGAAATGTCCTTGTCATTTTGCTATTTATTTGTTATTATTGACGTGAGCAACTTATATGTACTCATATGTGCTAATCAGAACAGGTCTATTCAACTTGTTCTGATTTTTTATTATGCCGCTATTAGTTTCTTTGCCGGATTAGTTATAAACTCTTTTATCTCGTTATATCCCCAACCACAATTAACAAGTCCGCTGATAATCATTTCTATTGATTGCACCTTTTCAAGTTCTTCTACTGTGAAATAATCACGCAAATTAGCTTTCTTATCAATTCCATATTCTTCTCTTAACTGTTTTGCTGCCTTTCCGAATACAGTCCTATATACAATATCAGTATAAGTGGAATATGCGTGTCCGTGCATTCTCTCATTTTCGCTTGACTGCTGAATAGCTTTAGTAAGTGACTGCCTAACTGCTATGCCTTTTTCTCTCTCTATCAGCTTGCCTTTGAGAAGTTCTTCCATTTGATTAAATTGGTTAATATAGGCTTCTTTAAATTTCATAGCTTTCTCGCCAGTATAACCCATAGCAAGAATGGTAAAACCATCTCTTGTCATATATACCATTGGATATGTTTTTTTATTGTTCTCAACGGAATATTTAGAAAACGTAAAATTGCGTTCTCTAAACTCTGGACTACATTCAAGATTTTCTATATCCCTAAGTACATCCGAATGTCTTTTCCCAAAAGTTTCTGCTACATCAAGGCTTGTTACAACTGTTACTTCTTTGCCTTTGCTTATTTTCCTTGTTTCTACTAGCATAGATACCTCCAAAATATTTTTATTTTATATTTCATTGGTATGTTAAAAGCGCACACAAAAGACTATTCTTGAAAATTTATCTTTCGTATGCGCTGTGTCTCGTTCGTTCTATTAATTTTAGCATATACCAAGATAATATATTTTATGAATATTGTCAACTGGTGTCTTTTTATGCTCCCCACTTTTTTATAAAACAACTTATTTACTTAAATCATCTTTCGACATATTAACAGCAAAACGATATATTTGATGTAATATCCATATATCCTCAATATTTTCTAATGCTTTATTTATTTCGTCTTTTAATTGTTTTTCCATCTGTTTTCCTCCAAAAAAAATATTGATTTTTCCAAAGGAACGTAGTAATATAACTATATTCCTTTGGAATATCTTGATTGAGTAGTAACTAAAAGTTTTGACCGACTTGTTGCTACTCTTTTTTGTTGTCTTTAAGTTCTTTTTCTACTAACCCTATACCTTTCATAATGGTGTCGGTTCTTGTTAATTTCAATTCATCAGCACATTTCTGAATACGATTAGCTTCATCTTTTGTTATTCTGATATTAAGATTAACATTTCTAGGGTTTTCCTTATGTGGTCTTCCTGCTGGACTAATAATAATCACTCCTTTCAATTATTGCCCTTGCAATAATTGTCAAGCACTTTTCAATAAAAAATGGAACGCACCGAAAAGATACGCTCCATTAAAATCATGTATTACCAAAAAATCAGCCCACATCTGTTACACACAAACCTATGTTGTGAATAAGTTCCGCCCTGTTGCTTAATCTTCTCTTTCTTATTAACCAGCGTAAACGGTCTAAACGGATTCAAATTAACGGTATATCTTGTCTTAGTTTTCTGTGGTACAGTTGTTGTAATCTGTGTGTGAGAGCAGTCCCAACTGCTACATCTTGGACAATATACTTCAACTAAGCCGTTTTCTGTCGCTCTGTACACTCCTTTAAAGTTAGGATTTAGTGGGCGTTGAATTTGTGGTTGCTGTTTTTTCTTTATTCCTAATACTTCCAGCATTTTATATAAGCCTTTTTTTAACATATACATTCCCCCTTATCTTTAGTACTTTAAATATAT